AAAAAAGCTCCTTCGAGATCAATTTGATCACACAACGGTTATAGATAAAAATGATCCTTATATTGAGAGTTTTCAAGGTCTCAATGACGCTGATGTATTAGATTTGCGAGTAACGGATGGAGTCGGTATTGAAAAATTTGCTCAATATTGCTTTAAAGTAGGTAACGACTTTATTAAAAAGGAATCTGAAGGTAGATGCTGGGTAGATAAAGTCGAAGTATTTGAACATGAAAACAATTCTGCTATTTATACTGAAAATATAACTACCACTATGAGATTTGCTGATCCTGAAACCGGATACCAAAATGGGTAAAGGAAGTAAAAGAAGAAAAGGAGAGAGTACAAGGCGTATTGTATCCAATTGGGACGAAATCGATTGGGGATATATAAAGTTTACTAAAGACGAAGAAGCCGATAAAAAGAAAGATGATCGAAAAAGAATCAACGATAATGAAAGCTGACGGGACTGAGACAATATACTTATCCGACGATAAGATATTTTATACAGTTGAAGGAGAGGGAGAGTTCATGGGCTACCCCTCTGTGTTTATGCGTCTTTCGATGTGTAATTTAACATGTCAGGGGTTCGCGACAGCAGACTCACCGCACGGTTGTGATAGTTATATTTCCTGGAGTGTAAAAAATAAGCTTACTCTTAAAGAAGTTTTCGACCTCTTTAAAAGTAGTGGATATAAAGATCATTTATACAACGGTGCTATATTAAAAATTACTGGAGGTGAGCCTCTAGTACAACAAAAGGCGCTATTAAAGTTTATAGAGTACATGGAGGTTGAATGGGGCTGGATTCCTCGGATAGATTTTGAAACTAACGCAACTATTCTACCAGATAAAGAATGGACAAGAGTCGGTGCCACTTTTACTACTTCCCCTAAAATGAGTAATAATGGAGATCCAGTGGATAGGCGCTATAAGCGTAATGTTTTAGATTGGCACTCTATAAACGGATCTGGTTTTAAGTTTGTCATTGATAAGGAGTCAGATATAGACGAGGTTTTCGGTAAATATATTACACCGTTTGATATTCCTACAGGTAGAGTATGGTTAATGCCGTGTTGTGGTAGCAGAGAGGAGCATATAGAAAAGGCTCCCATGGTTGCTGAACTGGCTAAGAGGTATAGGTTTAATTTTAGTCCTAGATTACATTTATTAATATGGGATATGGCCTTAAAAGTATAGTTAAATAAATATTAAATAATATGAGAATTGCAATTAGTGGGACTGGGTGTCAAGGTAAAACTACTCTTATAAGAGATTTTCTCGATCAATGGCCTTCTTATACTACATCAAAAAAAACTTATAGAGACGTTATTAAAGATAATAACCTTTCTCATTCATCAAAAACAAATAAAGACACACAATGGGATGTTCTTAATTTTATGATTGATGAACTACAAAAAACTACGAAAGGAGATAAAGTTATTTTCGATAGATGTCCTTTAGATAATTTAGTTTATAGTATCTGGTCAAATGAAAAGAAAAATTCTAATATTACAGAGAAATTTATTAAAAAGTGTATACCGTTAGTTAGAGAGAGCTTAAGATTTATTGATATTATATTTTTTACTCCTATTACTAAGGTAGCTCCCGTAGAAATAGAAGAAGACGATTTAAGGGATTCTGATTTAGATTTTATAGAAGAAGTTGATCATTTATTTAAAGCAGTTCATAGAGATCATCAGACTAATGCTAAGAGTAGTTTTTTTGTTGATGATGATAAGCCTGCTATGCTTGAAGTATTTGGAAATAGAAGAGAGCGTATAGAAATAATTAAATTATATCTTGATAAAGATGGTGATTTTATACAGCCTGGTAATATTCTTGATGAAGAAACATTACATGAAATGGAAAAGATGAAGAAAGCCTTTAATGTAAAAGATTAAATAATTATATGACCGATTATGATAAATTATGTGAGAGATATATGACGAGACAAGTCCGGTCTTTTTATCCTCGTAAATTTGAACTCTCACGTGAGTTTATTGAAGCATTTAAATTAGAATATTCAAGATTATCTGAATCTGGTCAAAATAGAAGAACTCTCTTAGAGAGGATACGTAAAGCATTATCCTTTCACCTTTAATGTTTGTAATACTCTAACAATATACTTAAGTATTTCAGATCTTACAATATCTAATTCATCAAACTTAAACGTATATATGCCATGATCGTAAGATTCTTTTTTATCAAAAGCATTTATAATTGATTTAAAACCAGATTTAGTTCCTATATCACTCTGTTGAGTGTCACCAGTAACTATATATTTTGTACCTTCACCAAACCTTGTTAATATTGTAGTTAGCTCTACTTGTGTTAAATTTTGAGCCTCATCTACAATAACACATGCATTATTAAACGTTAATCCACGAACATAATTAACAGGTACACATTTGATATACTCTTCTGATATTAAGCTAGATGCTATTGATTTATCGATAAATTCAGTTAATTTTTCAAATAAAGGAAAACACCATGGTAAAAATTTCTCATCTACTTCCCCAGGTAAAGACCCCATACTCTTTGAAGCAGACTCTACAATACTTCTAATATAAACAATTTCTTGTATTTTGTGCGTACGTAATAACTGTAATGCTATATATACTGAAAGATATGTTTTTGCTGACCCAGCTGGGCCGTCGACAACTGCCATTTTACAAGTATCTTTAAAGCAAGTTTCGAGAAACCTGTCATGTACGGGAGTTATTTCGTATTTTTGTTTTACATCAAAATCTAAGAATCTATTTTCTTGTATGCTTTCTTCAATTTCGTTATTCTTTATTACTGTTTTTCTACTAACTCGACGTCCGCTAAGCGCAGTCTTCTTAGTTGAGTTAGAAACCGACGTAGCACGTCCTTTTCTAGCCATATCTTTAACTATTTAATGGATTTATGTCAATTATAAACTAAAATATTATGGTGGATATATTGCTATCATGTTTGACGTTCAAGGAATATACAGGTTCCGAGATTTATTTTTATGAAATAGCCACCGCACTACATAAAGCAGGTCATAATGTACATCTCTTCTCACCTATTCATGGGTCACCTCTCACTGATAAAATAGACAATGTATTTTTCGCAGATAGATATAGTGTAGATAACATGCAATACGATATAGTTATATTTTCACATGGAAATGTTATATGGGATTACATAAAAAATGTTAAGGCAAAAAAATTTATAAATGTTGTTCATTCAGAAGTACTAGAATTAGAAGAACCACTTATTAATTCAAAAGTAGATTTATATGTAGGCATAAGACCATCAATTGTTGAGTTTATTAAAAGTAAAATAACTCCTACACACCAGTTTCAACTGGACTTCTGTCAAGTTGAATTAATATATAATCCATTTGATTTCGATAGATTTAATTCTAAAAAATGTAAGAAGAATAATAAAAAAGATAAAACAGTCCTCTTTCCAGGAAGCTTGGATTATTTGCGATATAAACCGTTAAGATATTTACTTGATCTCTCCGAAAAACAAAATTTTAAAGTTATACACGTTGGTAGAAACGACTATTCTATAGTACACCCTAATTTTATTACCTATGAGCCCGCTTGGAACGTGGAAAAATATTATAAAAAATGTGATATTGTATCAGGTATATTTTTAGGCCGAACTTCTATAGAGGGACTATTATGCGGTAAAAAGATATTACAATTTGATGTTGATAATAAAGGTAATATAAAACAAGTATATTGGCATACTGAAGATAATTTACAAAAATTTAATAAACATACAATAGCAAAACAACTTCTTTGTGAATAAGAAAATACATATAGTTTTAAGTTACAAAAATAGAAAGACTCAATTTCTTTATACATTAAAAAAATTAGATGAATTTAATTTTTTAGATAAGTCCACAAATAGATTAACAGTCATAGTTGTTGATGACGGTAGTGATGATGATAATAGATTAGAGGATATTATAGATAATTATAATTTTAAAATAACTTTATTTAGAATAGAGCCTGAACAAAAAACTTGGGAAAATTATACTTGTGTACAATATAATATAGGATTTCGCTTAATTGACGGTAACGATGATGATCTTGTAATTTTACAAAACCCTGAATGTGTACATAAAGGTAATATTTTAAAATATTCTTTAGATAATGTAACTCATAAAGATTATCTTGTATATAGCTGTATTAACTTATTTGAAAAGCAAACTCAAAGTATACTGACAACAGATACTTGTCAGCTTGGCCCGGACCACGTCGGTCCTGAAGGATCGCGAGGTATTCTAGTAGGCGGTATTGACTGGTATGTTCATCCAAAGTGGAATCCTAGATATTTTCATTTTTGCAGTTGTATGACGTATAAAAATTTAAAAAAACTTAACGGTTTTGATATGAGATTTATATACGGTCATGCATTTGATGATGATGAACTTGCTTTAAGAATTGAGAGGTTAGGTTTAAATAGAAAAATTATTTTAGATCCGTATGTTTGTCATTTATATCATAAAAGGTACGATCCAACCCCAGATGATGAAAAACGGTGGTCTAGTCTGTTTTATAATAGAGACTTATTTGAAAGTATAAAAAAATCAGATACTGAAACTTATGCAGTTAATAAAAATACTTTATTTGGCCTACCTGACGACATTACTACTATATTTTCCCAAGATTGGGGGTTTGATAAGATTCCTAATCTTGAATTAGTTACAACAAAAATACCAAAAATTGCTAATTTTTATTGGGGTGGAGATAAGATGTCTTTTTTGCGCTATTTGACTCTTTTTTCTTTTGTGAAATATAATCCAGAATGGGAAGTTCGGTTATATGTACCACGTAAACCTTCGAATAGTACAGGTAATGATGGTATTCATTCTTGGAAAGATCAAGTTGACGATAAAGATTACCTTAAACTCTTACCGAAGGAAGTAAAAATAATTAAAGCGGATTTTGCAAACAGCTTCATAGGAGATGACGCACCTGAAGCACATAGATCTGATCTGTTAGGGTGGCAAATATTATCTACCACAGGAGGTCTTTGGTGTGATATGGATATTTTATTTTGTAAACCAGTCATTCCAATTGATGGCTCTCAGGTATTTTATTCTCACGATACATTTATATGTTTTGACGACAGAACTCAGTCAATACCTATAGGATTCTTTTTCTCTAGTCCAAAAAATCAAGCTTTTAAAACGGTATTACAGGCAAGTAAGAGACTTTATGATAAAAACGATTATCAATGTATAGGTACTAAAGCCATATCTTCTGTATTTGATAGTTTTGAAGACTGTAAGCGAAAATTCCCTGGCTTAAACATTGCAGCTATAAATCACGACGTCGTGTATAGGTATGATTTTTTAAATTTAGATAAATTATATAAAGAAAATAATTTCTCTCACATACTTCATAGTCAGGAGAGTGTAGGAATTCACTGGTACGGAGGACATCCACTAAGCCAGGAGTTTAATAATAAAATTAATATAGATAATTATGATAAATTAGAACTTAATACTATTACTGCAGCAATAAAATATTTGAATATAAAAGAAAATGAGTAAAAAAACTATTATAACGGTTACTGGTATCAGGCCAGATTTTATAAGAATGTCTGAAATATTTAGA